TATCAATCTTAAGAACAATTTCCTTTTCGTCTTGTTGCTGATTAGTGGCTTGCACAATCTTCAGTGCATTGACAAACGCTCGATAGACTGCTCGCTCGAGTTCGTCTGCGTAAAAGTCCCCGCCTGCAGCTGGGTTATATTTCTTGGGTACGACAGCCTCGCCTTCATGGAGATAGGCAAACATATCCTGCGGGACGTAGTTTGTGCCGGTAGCAAGCTTTGGAATCTCTGGAATGTTGAATCCGAACCTTGTGCCTTTCGCTATGCCCAGCAAATCCGCAACCCAATCAGGAATCCCTATGCTGATTTTATTCAATCCACGGATCAAGAAGTTGATACCGTCGATGATCAGATTCAGCGGAAATTTTACAATGCCCCAAAGCGCATCAAATACGCCTTTGAATATCTGCTTTACGCCTTCCCAAGCTTTTTTCCAATTACCTGTAAAAATGCCGCTAATGAAGTCGAGTAGTCCAGCAAAAACTTTTTTAACGCCCTCGATTACCGGTCCAATGATGCCATGTAGTTGCTCAAATGCTCCTACGACTACGTCGCCTAAAAATTGGACAAGCGGCTTCAATACACTTTTCCAAGTCCATGCGAAGATGTCTGCTAGTCCTTTCACTATTGGCCCCAATGTTTCGCCAATAAATTGAGCGAACGGTACGAGTACTTCATTCCAAAGGGTCGAGAATATAGACCCAAGCGTCTTTACAGCCGAACCCAACAAATCAATAAACGCTTCCGCCAGCGGCAATAACACATTTTTTCTAAACGCTTGCCCGATTTCACTTAATACTTTAAACGCCGTTCCTAACACATCAACTAATACCGACGCTACCGGCTGAATAGCATTTTGCCAAAGCCAAACTAGGCTTTCGCCAAGCGGTTTCAAAGCATTCTCCTGAAACCAAATAGCTGCCTGCTTTACTACGTTCCAAGCAGCGGCAAAAATGCCGACTAAAAAGTCGACAAGCGGCTTTAATACGTTTTGCCATAAATGTGTTACTGCCTCAGCAATACGCTGAAAGATTTGTTGGACTATGCCTCTAAATTTTTCATTAGTCGTGTAGAAATAGACGAAGGCAGCTGTCAAAGCAGCAACGGCAAGTATAATTAAGCCAATTGGGCTAGTGAGGAAACTTAAAGCAGTCCCAAAGCCCGCGATTGCTATTTTGATGCCGGCTAATGCTACTTTAAAACCTGCGATTATGGCCGGAATAGCACTAATTGCTTTAAAAGCCAAGATCCCAGCTAAGATTCCAGCCAAGGCCGCCGTCACAAATTTGCTATTGGCTTGCAACCAATCGCCGAGATCACGAAAAGCGATCGTCAAGAGATTCACGGCCGAAACTACACGCTCACCCGTCCATTTAGCTACCGGTAGCAAGAAATCTTCCCACAACCATCGCCCCAACGGCTCAAACGCTTCAACGACCTGAGTCAAAGCATGCACGGCACTACTAAGTAAATCAAGCCAGGCAGGCGCGGCTTCAGTGACCGCCCACGACCCGATTTGCGAAAGCACGCTCTCATAAAACCAGCGGAGCTGATCGCCTATGCTTTTCAGCGCCGCTCCAATATTGTCTTTTAACTGTCTGAATGCCTCAATTGCTGGGGTTACAAGAGTCGTTAGTCGTTCTATCGCCCTTTCCATTACCGTAAACATGGCAGGTTCTTCGACTTCGTCGTCAACAAGCGACGGTACTTCAAGTTCAAGGTCGGGTAGCTCCATGTCTGCTACGCTGTCGCCCATAGCGTCGGCAATTTGATGCACTTCGTCAAAGGCCTGAATACCCTTTTTAGCTTGACTAGCCGCTATTTCTGTAGCGTCTCCCACTTGCTCAACGGCATCAGCGTATTCTTCGGTGCTTTCCGTCAACCCCTCTGTCGTTTGTTGTGCCTTCTTCCCCATAGCTTTCTGGAGCATACTATAAAAACTTTGAAGAAAGTCCCGCACTTTAATCAACATGGCGTTTAGACCACGGAAAAAGGTAGAAGTTAACGTCCCGACAGTCATGCGCCATAAGTCCCGAATCGTAGACGTAACTCCGGCCCAAGTATCCTGCATACTCGACATAAGACCGCCGAAACGCTTCGTCATGCTTGTTGTAATTACTTTGATGGCCTTATCGGCCGGAATCAAGCCTTTCTCCTGCAGCTCCATAACTTCAGCAGTAGTCTTTCCCATAGCTTGAGCTAGCATTTCCCAAGCGGGTATGCCGGCTTCTGTGAGTTGACGCATTTCTTCGCCCGACACTTTGCCCTTAGCTCGCATTTGGCCTAAAGCCAGTATGATGCGATTGATTCCAGCGCTCCCAAGCCCTAGGGCTGCAGTAGCGTCGCCCACGGCTTGAAGCATGGGCAAAACTTCGTCAGCAGCAAACCCGTACGCTAGCATGCGTTTAGCGGCATTTAATACATCTGGGTACTCAAACGGAGTCTTAGCAGCAAATGCCGCCATGTCGTCAAGAAAGCGTTGAGCCTTCTCGGCGCTGCCAAGCATAGTTGTGAAACCGATGCTAGCCGTTTGTAGCATAGCATTAAAGCTAGTCATTGTACCGACCGTCGACCTTAAACCACTCTTTAAAGCATCAAACAGCCCCATGCCAATTGTTACAGAGAATGCACGCGAAAAAATAGTGCCAATTTTAGAGCCTGCTCTATCAGCACGAGTTTCAGCCTGTTTTAAGCCTTGATCAAAAGATTTGGAATCTAGACCAAGGCGTGCTATGACTTCACCGACCGTCACGGTTTCTTCACCCCTTTTTTGGCACGCTCTGCAACCCTTTTTGCTGAGCGTCTTTTAGATGTCTCGAATAGTCGGGCTCTTGTTGTTTCTGCAATTGCCCAGTAACAAATCGTTTAAACTCGGGATTCAAAAAATCGTCAGGCGTAAAAGACTTATCCCTGCTTCGACTTCCTAATGCTCGAGCTAAACCAATAAAATTATTGGTAATCACTGCCGCCAGGAACGCCCATTGATTACGTTGTTCAGCATACTCTTTTATGGCTTTCTGGCGGCGTAACTCTTGTACGATAGCGTGTAGCTCACTTGGTAGCAGCTGCCGAATTTCTGACAATGTCCAGCCAAACTCACTAGCCAGTAAAACAACTACTTCCGCTGTGAGCCAACTTGAGCTAAAGCCGCCAGTTTCGGTATCAGCCGCTTTAGGGCTAAAAAATTTACGTCAATAAACGCCTCGACCAATTTCTCAATATCACTCATGTAAGCATTGCGAACATCGTCTTCAGATATCTCTGGAAAAATAACGGGAATCTTTTTATATAGTAAGTCCCAGTCAATTTCTATGTCGCTTAGAGCTTTGTCGAGATTTTTTAATTTGCCCTTAGTAGACGGAAAAAGTTCACTCGTCAGAATTTCGAGCTCACCGACAGTGCACTCTCGCACATTGATCGTCTTGTCTGCAAACTTTACAACTTTATTCCGCATATTTATCCTCCAATCTAATTTGATCTATACCCCTAAAGATAACGGGTTGGCGCTGTATGGTGTCCGAAGCTCTAAGCTCGGGCACCATCACTGCGCCTATAAAATGCCTTTTGTCCTCCCCATCGCCAATAAACAAACGAATTGTCGCCTGTTTCTTCGGCACATCTGTATTTGCGAAATATGCATGAGCTTGAACGCGCCAGCCAATTGGCACGACGCTCATTTCAGACCCAAGCAATAACTGCTTTTGTATGTCTATCTGAAGCTCCCAGTCTAGAAGCAACACTAAATTGTTAGTAAGCGGGGCGGCGTCGTCCCGATACACCGCCCCCACCAAGCCGCGGATCATTTTAGGAGTCAGTCGTCGTAGTCGTCGTCGTAGTCAACGTCACCGTTAATTCTCCTGTTCCCACGAAGTCACAACTAAATGAGACTTTGTCAGTCACAGGCGTTTCGACGCTAAGACCCGTAATGTAGGCCGAACCAGTGAATTGGTTATCATCATCCACCTGTAGCGTTAATGAAATAGGCGCCCCGTTTGCAAAAGACGTAAACAACGAAGACTGCCCTGATGTATCGCTGGGATCCAGGTTACCAGAAAATGACCCAGACCATTCACGGATGCCCACTAAACGGTCACGCCAGCCTTGGCTGTCGAAACTGGTAACGTCAATATCCTCAGCACTAAGATTCAAAGTCCACTCGGCTATTTCGGCAACTTTGTTCTTCGAAGTACCGATACTTACGCTGCCGCCGCTACCTGCTAATGCCATATTTTTCACCTCTCTTTAATGATTCTGAAATTAACAAACAGCACAACTCGACCTTTATCGTCTCGTTTTAAGACTTCTGGGTTACCTTGTGCTTGTATCAATAAAAATCTGATACCATTGAGCTTTTGTTCACTCATGCCGTGCAGGATATTCACTATATTTCCAATCGTGCATCGTGCAGTTGGATAACTAGTGCTACGGACCTGCACCTGCAAGCCTGGGTATTCGCCGTTCCAATGCAGATCCGGCGGTGACCCGGCATACTCAAACAGGGCGATACAAGTAGCCTGTTCCGTTTCAGGCATATGACTTAAAAAAATGTCAGTGCCCAGTACGCCCACGTTCTGTTGTTGTAAATACGTACCGATAGCGTCTAACATAAGCTACCTCCCATTCTCTTTCGCCAAAACCCGCTTCACATGCGCTTCAACGTATTTCAACACTTTACTTTTGTTTCTGTTGAACGGGTCCTCAAGATACTTTGCCTTGCCGCCCCGAGGATGGTTATAACCTAATTCTTCATGCTGTCGCCGGGCATAGGGAGTTGAAAAGGAAATATATACAGCCTTTTCTTTGCCTTCCGGACCGGGAAATGCATCTCTCATGTCGCTCCCGGC